GACATCAATTCCATTTCGTTTGGCGAGTGGTTAGATTTAGATTTAAATTGTAATGACTTTCCGAAGAATTTGAATAAACTATTGGCGATATTGTTTCGACCTATTAAAAGCGAGATAGGTAAGCGTTATTCAATCGAAAATTATGACGCTGGTATTCATTTAAAGAACTCAGATGAGTTCAATGATATGCCGTTAATGATTGCCAATGGCGCAATGGTTTTTTTTTCGAATATCGAAAAAGAATTGTTGACTCATTTCCAAGAGTCTTCGCAACTCGAGATGATGAATCAGATGAAGACAGCGATTCAGACGATGCAAGAGGCGTTGCAACAAGCGAACTAAGCACTAACTATGGTTGGTTTCATGTCATCGAAGAAATCGCGGATAGAGATGTAACGAAATTCGATGGAGTGATTAAGACACAAGCATCCACAATCTTTGCCCATCTTAGTTATAAGATAGATTATGCCCAATTTCAAAAGCAATTACTAACTAAAAAATGAGCATTTAGCTACATATAGACATGAGTAGTTCATCTTTATACACCTATAACGTAATCATTGAGAAGTTACGCACGTTTGCGAACAATCATGAGTTAATACGGAAGTTCACACACGGACAAATAAGTCAAGCGGATTTGGAGAAAGAAGATGAATTTCCATTCATGCACGTTGTTCCATCGCAGTTCAGCATTGATGCTGGACAATTAACCTATTCGTTAGAAGTAATCTTTGCCGATTTACCACGCGACAAAGAACAAAAAATAGAATACCAACGCCATTCATTGAGCGATTGTATATTGTTGTTTGCCGACATGGTTAATGAGATTGAGAATGGTCAGATATTCGATGAATCGGTTGTTATCAGTAAGCCAATAAACTTTACTCCATTCATGGAGGAGTTTAGTAACGTATTAACAGGTGTGCAAGGCACGATTGATATTACTGTTGATTACGAATGGAACGCATGCGATATCCCTTACAAAAATCAAACAGTTAGTGTTTATTCGCAGGTTATTGATTTCGAAGAACATCCTGTTTACAATTCAATTCGTTACTTATGTGATGGCGAACAAGTGGCTGTTTGTTATAGTCCAGGTGGACAACCGAACATTATTGATTTGGTAGCATTATTCAATTCAAATCCAGGTACCGATCCAAGTTGTCCCGATCTAACTTACTGTTATTGTTGGTCTAATTATGGTACTTATTACGACAATGGCGATGGACGCATAAGATGTGAAATGCCGATTTTAATTGCCAATCAACTATGCCCATCTGGTGAATTAACTTTAGATGTAATTAGAGATTAACAATGGCGAAGAAAGTTCAATTTACGACTAATCAACCGAGCGCAACGACTGACTATCTCGCAGCGGATAATACATGGAAAACAATTCCAGGCGGTGGCGGTGGCAGTAGTCCACTAACTACAAAAGGAGATTTATACACACGCAATGCATCAACAGATGCAAGGTTGCCAGTTGGATTAGATACCCAAGTATTATTGGCTGATAGTTCAACAGCTACAGGATTAAAGTGGGGTAGCAATACCACACCCACCCCAACAGGATATTATGCACAATATCAAGATGTCAATACTCAGACGATTGCAGTGATCAATACGGGATATCCGATTAAGTTCAGAACAATGGACTTGAGTAATGGTGTTTCGGTGGTCAGTGACTCCCGTATCACATTTGCTAATACTGGTATCTACAATCTGCAATTTAGTGTGCAGCTTGAGAATAGTGCTACGCAAGAACATGATGTAACTATATGGCTAAGAAAAAATGGAAGTGATGTAGCAGGCTCATCGGGATTTGTTGCTGTAATAGCAAAACATGGAGGAGTTAATGGTCATGTGCTGCCATCATGGAACTACCTTCTTGATGTGGTAGCTGGCGATTATTATGAATTGGTATGGAGTGCCACAAGCACATCAGTGACTATGCCTTTCTATGCAGCAGGTTCACCTCCTCCATCCACTGCATCTGCAATTTTTACAGTGACTCAGCAAGCTGGCATCATGGCAGGCACTGGTATAACAGCTATTAATAGCTTAACCGGTGCTGCTCAAACTTTAGCTACAGGAACTACAGGAACTGACTTTGGAATATCATCCTCAGGCACTGCTCACACATTCAATATACCAACTGCATCAGCTACAAATAGAGGTCTATTGAGTTCAGCTAATTGGAGTACATTTAATGGTAAACAAGATACAATAACAGGCGCAGCGAGTACAGTAACAACTTCAAATTTAACTGCATCACGTGTGGTTGTTTCCAATGGTGGTGGTAAATTAGATATAGCGGTTACAACAACAACGGAGATTGGTTATGTGAATGGAGTTACTTCCAATATCCAAACGCAAATAGATAGTAAACAAGCGACAATAACAGGTGGTGCAACGACAATTACAAGTTCAAATTTAACTGCGAATCGTGCGCTCGTTTCAGATGGTAGTGGTAAGGTTGCAACAAATACGGTTACATCAACTGAACTCGGTTATTTAAGTGGCGTAACATCGGCAATTCAAACGCAATTAAATAGTAAAATCGCAACATCGGTTTCGTTTCTTAGTAATTCAATAGGACAAGCATTAACAGGTGCAGCCACTCCAACAACACGTTATCACGCTATTGCTGGAACGGTGTCATCATTAAATACACCTTATCAAACGCCAGTACCAACGGCGTGTACATTTAGTAATTTTTATGTTCGAATTTATTCAGCGCAAGGTGGTACAGGTTCACTCGTTTTTACATTACAAAAAAATGCGGTAGATACTGCATTGGTAGTTACCATTGCAGCAGGATCCGCAGCTGGTAATTTTAGTGATACATCGAATTCGGTTTCATTTTCAGCAGGTGATACATGGCAAATTAAGACCGTTCAAAATGCAACAAGTGGTTCGACATCGGTAGCAGGTTACTCATTTAAATTATCAGGGTTATGAGAGATTATAAATTAGAAGATTTAGGAGATGTCATGAGGTTGTCAATACCAACGGCAACAGCATGGGGAATCATTTGCTTCGCTTGGGAAAAGTCAAACGTTGAATTTACTTCTTCGCTCGAAAGTAAAGGTATAGATGTACTCGTTAATTTGTTAGTGAACAATCCAAATACAGCTTATCAAATATTTGTCAATGGCTAACACTCCACTCAATGACATAATGAATCGATTTGGTGCTGCGGTAGTAGAACGTGCCATGTTGAATCTTGGAGTGTATAGAACGGTCAAAGGAAAAAAACGTAGGGCGGTTGCGAGTGATACGTTAAGAACATCATTGGCTTATTATTACAATGGTAAAAGTTCAAAGATTGAATTTTTTGCCAAAGGAAAGGCGGCAAATTATGCAAGTGTTGTAGAGTTCGGAAGGCGCAAAGGTGCGAAGATGCCACCAATAGAAGCGATAGTACAATGGATGAAAATTAAACCCATTCGTGTACGTGATGACAAGGGAAAGATTGTAAAACAAACACCATCAGTAGTACGCACCGCGGCGTATAACATAGCCAAAGGAATTTCATTTCGAGGTATTCCACCATTGTTTTATTGGCGCGATGCCGTTAATGATGTGATAGTAGAGTTCCAACCAGAGTTTGAATCAGCACTTGAAAAAGAAATTAATTTAATAATTGAAGATACTTTACAAAAGAAAATCAAAGTGTAATGGCATATACAACAGCAATAACAGGACTAACAGCGCAAGGTAATAGCGCGTTTAGTGGTTTAATATATTCGAATAATGATGTGTCCTTTACGATGACATCGAGCGAATATGCAGAACCAAACTTTAAATACATCGTCTTAATTACCGACAATAACGCATCATTAGATTACAAATTTTACATTAGTCAAAACGCAGTAAATAGCGGTGTGTTCAATGCAAAAACTATCTTTAATCAGTTAGTCAAAAACGATATTGTTTATTCGGGTACTGATAACGTGATATTGCAAACATCAACACCTACATTAACGACTTCAAACAACGTGAATACATTCACCATTAAATTATATGAAGGTTACGATGTTGCAGGTGTATTTACCGAAGATGATAGTGTGGCGGTTTATTACGATTTAATGTGCGTTTATGGTAGTGGTAAACAGAACTTTATTGTGATGGGTACTAACGACACGAAACCACTTGCATTAAGTCAATGCTATGATGATGAAATAGGATTCAATAAAGAAACGTTATCACATCGTTTAAACTTGCCATCGTTGTTACAATCTGAGGTTATTAATTGGCAATACATTTCAAGGTCAAACGTTACGAGCGTTATTGATAGCGCGTATAAGGTGGACACATGGATAGCAGATGATAATTTATATGTGAACGCTGGTTATCCATACAATGACATTGAACATTTTACTTTTGATCTATACGATGACAATCAAACGTTATTAGATTCGTTTGATATTCCGATGTCGTTTGGTTCGGGTTCGTTGTTGATGTTGCCGACAGGATTGAAGAACTTAATTAATGGCGGTTACACGGATGCAATTACAGCAGGGAATACGGCGTTTTACGTTTATGCTGGATATAATTCAAGTGACGAACAAGTTACTGCGAAGTATGGTTACTATCTTGTCAATGATTGCAAGTATAATCCAGTTCACGTTTATTGGTTAAATCAATTAGGCGGTTGGGATAGTTACTCTTTCATCAAAAAGAACGAAAGAAATATCGAAGTTGAAAAGAAACGATACAAGGCATATCAAGGTGACTTCAATACAGCTACATCAACCGCGCCTTATGAAACAAAAAACTACACACGTGAGTTAACCGAGCGCGAACCAATAGTAAACACGTTC